AACTTGGGTTTGTTTGGAGATGATCATATTAGTCCTCTATGTAGTTACCGATTGTTTCAATGAATTTTACTAGTTCATCATACTGGTTATATCCTTGGTAGGTTAAGGCTTTGGCGATTACTTCAGAGTTCATGAAGATAGAAGCCAACATGTTATGTTCTTCGAGATTACTTACGCTGATTCGTAGAGTGTAAGGCTGGAAGATTGTGGGATAATCTGAGCATTTAGAGACTTCCATTAGTATTGATCCTCATTTACTAGTGCGTCATAGATAGACATACATATGTGTGTCATACGTTTATGTACGTCTGGGTTGTTTGTATTGGTGACGTCTGCTAGGTTGGTGTAGAATGAGAATAAGGACATCATATCATAGAATTGTTCTTGGGTTTCTATGGACATCGTTAACTCGAACGGCTGGAAGGCGATTGGTTTATGTCGTCTGGTTATGGTCTTCATGTTATACCTCGGTGATTAGTGATTCAGTTGTTTTTTGGCAGAGTGTGCAGACGAATTCTGCAATCTTATCACCTATAGCGGTGTGGGTTATTTTTAATATATTAACGTCTTCTGAGTTGTATTCAATAAGACAGTCTTCACATTTTACAAAGTACAGGTGTTTGTACATTTTAGACTCCTTGTTTAAATTATTACTGGTCAGTAACTTTTTAGACTGTGTGTTCAGCTTTTTACCACACGAAAACACTCGCAGATTTCCCTCAGGTCTCGCCTTTTTCACAGCGAAATGTCCTGAGAGAATGTCTTTAGAGGATGTCTTACAGTGAATTGTAGAACTTTTTAACCTGTTGATCTACTTCTTCTGCCATTTCCCTCTCTTTATCAATATCTCTGTGCCATTTCTCCTCTTGTTTTAAGAAATCCCTGTGTTTTGTGATCTGATACCATATGCCTCTCTCTGTTTTGTTCATAGAAGGTAGTTCTTCCATGATGTCTGTGAGTGCATTCAGCTCTTCTCCTGAGAGATCTAGGTAATATCTACCATAGGCTTGTCTTAGGTATGCCATTTTAGTATCCTTCTACTATTTGATCATAGATTGCTGTGTATTCTATGATGATGCCATTGAGTTCTACCTCATTTACCATGTTTTCTAACACACTTTTGTTGTCTGACACAGCGTACAGCAGTGTTTCCCCTGTTGTGTCTGGTGACATGACTACTTTACAGCCGAACTCTTGTACTGACTCGATGACTTCTGCTGTTGTACACCCAAAGTCTCTTGCCTTGAGTGGGTTTAAGAGTAAATAACGTGCTTTCATAGGTTTCTCCTTAAGCTTCTACGATTTCATTGAACCAAGTGTCAGAACTCCAACCAGCCGTGACACCAAACCTTACTTGTTTACCAACTAAAGCCCTTGCAAGCTTATATTGTTTACGAGCATGATCAACATCACGGTTAATTGAGAGTTTACGGACAACATCTTTATCATCCACTGCATAGACGTACCTGTTAGCAGGATCTGTGTAGACAACCATCAACATAGATGTCTCCATAGTGAACATTGCAGTGGTTGTATCGCCTTTAGTAGCGAAGTTCATAGTTGCTGTAGTCATATTATATCCTTTGGTAATGACTGTTAATAGAAGCTTGGTACTTACCCCAAGTGGTCTCTCCGTAAGCCCGAGAAGAGCAGTTAGTTACACGTGTACTACGTGAACAGTGACTTGTTCTGGATGAAACTTGCGTTGCAGCTCTTGTGCTGAATACAAGACATCAACAAGGTTACCTGTTTCATTGCTGTATACTAGGTACATATCATTCTCCTTTAAAGACAACACTGTAGCTTGTACCATCTGGGAAGTCAGTGGTAGCAAGGTTTAACTCGTTGCAGACGTAATCTGCTTCGTGCTCCTCCTTAAACAACTCTAGCACTTCCTTAGAGCCGTCAAGGTGTGTTACAACTATCTGATACATAATATCTCCTTAGAAAGGTGGGTTAATAGGCGACTCAACTTTGTTCCTTGCTTGTTGAAATTTCTCTAGCTCTAAGTATGCTATATTTCTATAGTACTCAGCAGCATCTTTTGCCTCCTGACTTGACCCGTTCCGGTTGGGAACAAAACACCATGCATGACGGTTCCACCACCACACAAGTGCCTCAGAGAAGGCAGTGTTACCTGACCAATGAGGACAACCTTTAGACACCCAGAACTTAAGGTGTCGCCAAGTAGATCGAGGCATTTCACAGCCACACAAACCCATCTCTGTTAGCATGAGTTCAAAATCACCAGCAAACGATGCATCACCTTGCAGGTAATAAGCAACATTCCTTGATGCCTTAGGATGCGTACGTAAGTACGAGGCAGGAGCAATAGCTCCACAGGGATGTCCAATGAGGACATCATTCTCTTTGGACTTAATCCTACGGTTAATAAGATTAGAGGTCAAGCTGTAACGTTTAGCCATTTCATTCTCCTTCGTTGATTTCGATTAACAGGATAGCAATCTGTACACCAGCACAGATGCTTGCAGCGATTAGACCAATGACATGGAACCAACCATACATTGCCTCAAACTGTATCTTATCGACACAGAACACCATTAGTTGCGACCACAACAGAATGTAAACAACGTGCATTAACTTAGTCATATTAATCTCCTTGAGCTATGACAACCTGTAACCGACAGGCACGGAAGAGCAAGACGCTCTCAGAAGACCCCGACAAAGGAGCCAACCGAGAAAGCCCTTCAAAGGACAGAGTCGTCCGAGAAGCAAGCCACAAACCAAGAGTCAGCAGAGTAGCCAAACGCAGCAAGGAAGCGAACAGACTCGCCAACACGAGCAGACAACCGAGCAAACACAGCATCCACAGACACAGGACGACCGAGAGCACGGGAAGCGTACTCAACACGGCAAACACGCACACGACCGTCAGAACACACCACCGAGACACGGTCAGCACCACGAACCACAGAGACCACCTCCACACAGGCAGACCAAGAAGAACGAGGCACAGAAGCCGCAACAGCCCGAGGAGAAGAAGCGACAGCACGAGCAGCCAGCCCAGAAAGGAAAGCAACACCCGCAGCACGAGCAGCAACAGGAGAAGCAGGAGACACAGCACCGAGGACGGGCAAAGAAGAAGCAGAGAAAGAGAAGGACATAGAAAACCCCCAGCGGACAGACCGCAAAGAACGAACGGGAAAGCCCCCGAACAAGGCAAGGCAGACAAAACGACCACCACCACGGGACCCGCACAAGCAGGCACCGCAGAAGAGGAACGTCACAGAGACGAAACAACAACCCAAGCCAAGACCCCAACAAAGAAGAACAAGGCAAGGAACAACGGGAGCAACGGAGCACCAGACAAAGCAGCGCCACAAGCGCACAGCAAGCCAAGGCAAGAGAGAAGAACAAGAGAAAGAGAAACAGAAGAAGGCACAGAACACCCCACAGAACAGCGCAGACAAGGGAGCCGAGACGGGCAGCGCCACGCACCGAGACGGCAGGGAAAACAAGGGGGGCAGGGAAACCCGAGGAGGGTACACCCAACCAACACTTGATTCTTTTACACACACAAAGACATCTACCCCAGACATTCCCCAACGACATCCCCTCTATAAAAGTAGGGGTACCCAAAGACGTATACAAAAGATTACATTTCCAAAAAATATCAGAATTATTTTTTTAATTAAATCAACTGGTTAGTCGGTACATAATAGAGAAACATTTTTTTTACATTTACATATGACAACACAAAACAATTCTGATAAGCTAGAGGCTCTGAGGGAATTAAAGAAGCGAGAGAAATTAGCTTCGTATAAGAATAACTTTGAGTTATTCGCCAAAGAACAAATTAAAATCTTACCCAAGGACTCCTCCAAAGGATTCCAATTTTTCGAGTTTAATGAAGCTCAGAAGATTGTGAATGAAGCTCTTGATAAACAATTAAAAGAGACAGGGAGAGTCAGAGCTATTATTTTAAAAGCTCGACAGATGGGTTTAAGTACATACACGACAGGTAGGGTATTCTGGAAGAGTTACTTTAATGCTTACAATAAATCAGTAGTTATGGCGCATGATGCGGCTACTAGTGATGCGCTATTTAGTATGTCCAGGAATACTATCTATAACATGTCTGATACATTCAGACCAGTGTTAAAGAAGTCAAATGCAAAAGAAATTATGTTTGAGCATAATGATTCAGGGTACAGGCTATATACAGCTGGAGCACCTGAGGCAGGTAGGGGAACGACTCCTACTATTGCTCACCTTTCAGAGGTTGCCTTTTGGGGGCATGATGAAAAGATTCTGGCAGGATTATTCCAAGGAATCTCCCAAGCGGAAGGTACCGAAGTAATCCTTGAGAGTACAGCTAATGGGGTAGGGAATTCATTTCACAGGTTATGGCAGGGAGCTGTAAAGGGTGAGAATGACTATATCGCTATCTTTGTTCCATGGTACCTGATGACAGAGTACAGTAGGAAGGCTCCTGAGGGGTTTGAGAGAAGTACAGATGAAGAAGTATTAGTCACAAGATATGGTCTTAGTGACGATCAATTATACTGGAGAAGGTTAAAGATTGCAGAGGGTGGTGAGGATAAGTTCCGACAAGAATATCCAGCGACACCTGAAGAAGCATTTATTGTTTCTGGTTCTAACGTATTTAACATTGAGAAGCTGAGTAAACTAGTTCCTCAACCAATATTAGCCAAGAGAGAGTTTAACTTTGAATCCTCTATGATGGAGGATTTAAGAGATGGGTCTATCGAGATATTTAAATATCCTACTTTTGAAGATGCCTTTGCTATCGGTGCTGACGTTGCTCTGGGTGTTGGCAAGGATTATTCTACAGCCGTGGTCATTAATGCCAAGAGGGAAGTGTGCGCAGTTTATCGCAGTAACACGATTGATCCTAGTCAGTTTGGTGATTTATTATTTTATCTAGGTAGGTACTATAATAATGCTTTGTTAGCAGTAGAGTCTAACTCTATGGGTATAGCAACATTAAACAGGTTAACACAAATGGGTTACCTGAATATGTACTATCAGACTAAGATGGCGAATGTATCCAAGGAAGAAGGAACAAGGATTGGCTGGAGAACAACATCAGCTTCTAAACCAGCTATCATTGGATTCCTGAAGAATGCTATTGAACAGGAAGATATTTGGATACCTTCTAGGATTATTATTGGTGAACTTATGAACTATGTAGCAGATGAGTCTGGAAAGACAAATGCTATTGTTGGTCAGAATGACGATACAGTTATTGCCTTGGCTATTGCTCTTGAGGTTATCAGGACACATGGGGACAGATTAACAAACACAACAGTACCCTTCTCACAACGTATGGGTAACTTTCAGCAAGTAGAAACAACATGGATATAAAGGAATATTATGGCAACTAAACAAGGATTATATGACAATATCCATGCTAAACGAAAACGAATAGCTGAAGGTTCCGGAGAGAAGATGCGTAAGGTAGGTACTAAAGGTGCGCCTACAGATAAAAGCTTTAAAGAGTCTGCAAAGACTGCTAAGAAGGGGAAATAGTATGGCTGAAAAAGATTCAAGACTAGAGAGAGCTGGTGTATCAGGATATAATAAACCTAAGAGAACACCTAATCACAAAACTAAGAGTCACGTAGTT